GGCAAATCCAGGATGGAGACAGCGTTTAGTCTCGGTATTCGTTTTAAGGTGGTATCGAAAATGAAAGTAGCAGATGGTATTAATGCTGCACGATTGCTGATGCCTAAATGTTATTTTGATAGAGACAAGTGCCATACAGGACTTGAGATGATGAAACAGTATAGACAAGAGTGGGATGAGAAGAAAAAAAGATTTAGAGACCAGCCAAGACATGACTACACATCTCATGCAGCAGATGCGTTTCGTTATCTAGCCATAGGCATCAACAACAGAACCACCTACACCAAGCCACCACAATCTGTTGCTGATAATGAGTATAATATTTTTGCATGAGCAAGTATAACGATTTACAAAGTGTGTTGATATTTATGCTTGAGAGTCCGTTGCACAGGACTTGGAACTTACAACAGATATGCAGATGTGTTGTGCTTCCCATATTACTCGATCAATACAAAGTTATGTACGAAAACAAACGAGTTGTTATGTTTGGAACTTGGGCGTTTCCAGAGCAAAAGCACATCAATGAGTATTTGAAAACATACGATTTTCCAGAAGAAGGATATACAGGAAAAGGAAAAGATGTTTGGATGATTGATTTTATTGCAAAAAAAGATTATACATTAAAAGGAGTAAGATATTTTAAGTATTACTTTAAAGAACAAGGGTATGAAATTGCTTTTTGGCTCAGACAAAGAAATAAAAAAATTGGCTTTGTTAAGTCTGCAAGGAGATAGGTATGGGTGGTAGTAGTTCAAATGGTGGTGGTTCATCCACTACAAGAATGAAAACTGAATACGAAGTTGAAGCAGAGAAGCAGGCCAGGGAAAGACAAAAGATGGCTCAGTCTGGCGTTCAAGATCCAGATGATTTCACAAGACTTGCAGAAAATTTACAAGCACAAAAACTAGAAAGAGAAGCTGAAACACAGGACTTTCTTGGCAGGCCAAGAGCAGAAACTATCAAGATTGGAAGTTTTGATACAAGAGTTCCTAAAAGTGGCGTGAGTATTCTTGGTATGGGATTAACAAAAGTAAGAGAGTTTGCACTCAAGCAACAGGCAAGAGAACTGAGAAGAGGTGGCAGTATTGTTACTGATAAAGAAACAGGTGATTATGTTGGTGTAATGAGAGATGGAATCTATAGTGGTAGAGCAGAGTTTGATCCAAATAGACAAAAAGAAGATAGTGGATCAGATCCACAAAGCGCTGTTGTTGGTGAGATAACACCAGAGATTACGCCAGAGGTAGTGCCTGATGAAACAATCATTACTGCACAATCTAATCTTCCTCGAGGAAGAAGAGGTACGCAACGAACAAGAAGAGCAGGTCAAGCAGGAACTTTGATTGAAGGTTATGGAGTTCTTACAAGACCAGCAGGAAAGAGATCAGTTGTTTAGGAGTTGAATTATGTCGTTTTTAAGACCAAAGGTAAACATTCCACCACCACCACCTGCACCACCACCACCAATGCAAGCGAGTGAGGAAGATACACAAAGAGCAGCAGCCTTATCAGAAGAAGCAATGTCAGATGAAAGAAGAAGAAGAAAAGGCAGAGCATCTACAATCGTTACAGGTCTTGCGAATGAAGAAAAAGACACACCAACAGGTAGACCAACATTGTTAGGATATTAGATGACTGATTTTGCAAAAGAACTTGTGAGTAGATTAAATTATTTAGAAACTTACAGAAAGTATTGGAATACACACTATCAGGAACTTGCAGACTACATGCTTCCTGAGAAATCAGATATTGTAAAAAAAAGGAGCAGAGGTGAGAAAAAAACAGAAAACATCTTTGATGGCACAGCAGGACAAGCTGTGGATCTTTTATCTTCTGCTTTACATGGCATGCTTACATCTGGTGCTACACCTTGGTTTCACCTTGACATTAAAGATGAAAACATTGGTAGAGATGATGAGGTAAAAGAATTTTTAGAAAACGCATCCATGAGCATGATGCGTGGATTCAATAGATCAAACTTTGAAAACGAAGTGCATAGTTTGTATGTTGACTTAGTTGTGTTTGGAACAGGTTGTATGTTTATTGAAATGGAAAACAACACACTTAGATTTTCTACACGACATATATCAGAGTTCTTTATACAAGAAAATCAGTTTGGAATGGTTGACACAGTTTTTAGAAAATACAAATCACCTGTTCGACAAGTCGTGCAAAGATTTGGAATTGATAATGTAACAGAGCATCTAAAAAAGAAATTTGATAAATCACCAGATGAAGAAGTAGAATTGTTACATGTGGTGTTGCCTAGAATTAACAGAAATCCAGAAAAGCCAGATAATCAGAATATGCCTTTTGCATCTTTTTATATTGACATGGAAACAAAAAGATTTTTATCCATTGGTGGCTTTGAAGAGTTTCCCTATGTAGTTCCTCGTTTTCTTAAAAGCACAGGAGAAATCATGGGTCGTTCCCCTGCTATGACTGCTCTCGCTGATGTGAAAATGTTGAACTTGATGAGTAAGACCATCATTCAGGCAGCACAAAAGCAAATTGATCCTCCTCTGCTTGTGCCTGATGATGGCTTCATTTTGCCAGTTAGAACACAGCCAGGAGGTCTAAATTTTTTTAGAGCAGGAACAAGAGAAACAATATCACCACTCAATACAGGCGCAAACATTCCCATTGGTTTGAACATGGAGCAACAAAGAAGAGAAGCTATCAGAAGTGCTTTCTATGTTGACCAGTTGCTTAGTGGCACATCACCAAACATGACAGCTACAGAAGTTGTGCAAAGACAAGAAGAAAGAATGAGAGTGATTGGCCCTGTGCTTGGTAGATTGATGAATGAAATGCTAAGACCTTTGATTGATAGAGTTTTTGCATTGATGCTTAGAAACGAAATGCTTTCAGTACCACCAGAGATATTACAAGGCAGAGATATTGATATTGAATATGTATCTCCACTTGCAAAAGTACAAAAGTCAACAAGTCTCAATTCAACAATGAGAGCATTAGAAATACTGTTACCACTTTCACAAAGCCTTCCTATTGGGGATCATTTAGATGAAGATGGTCTTGTTAGACATGTTACAGATAGTCTTGGTGTACCAAAAACAGTTCTGAGAACAAATGCTGAGATACAGCAAATCAGAGAACAAAGACAACAGATGCAGCAAGAGCAAATGGAAAGACAAAGAGAACAAGAAGATGTTAATACAGCATTACAAGGCGCACAAGCAGTAAGGATGGTCGGTGGTGGTCAAGGCTCTTGAAAACTTAAAATATATGTATCGTCAAGTTTTTACTACCGATTCTGGAAAAAAGGTGTTAAAAGATTTAGAAGGGCGTTGCAACTTTCGTATCACAACTTATGTGAGCAACGATAGTAATGGAACTGCTTTTGAAGAAGGCAAGAGAACTGTTTACTTGCACATTTTAAATATGTTAGAAGAGGAAACAAATGAACGAAACAGAACAACAGGCAATCCAAACTGAACAGCCACAGCCAAGTGTTGCAGTAGAAACACCTGCTGAAGTGGCAAGTGGTAGTGGATCTCGAAGTGAGTTTCTACAACAATTACCAGAAGAAATAAGAGATCATCCAAGTTTACAAAGCATCAATGATGTTGGCAATCTAGGACTTTCTTTTGTAAATGCACAAAGACTAATTGGTGCAGATAAGTTACCACTTCCGAAAAATCCAACAGAAGATGACTTAAGTAATATTTACTCAAGGCTTGGTAGACCAGATGAACC